GTATTAAGGTGAAAAGGTATGAGCACAGAAGTTAAATGTATTAAACGTAAATGCCTGAATAATAAGAACGGCGTTTGCACAGCACAACTAATTGAATATGACGGCCTGTGTCAAACGTATATCACACACGACCACGCACATAAAAGTAATTGTGGATTATGCACTCGTTCGCACGGCCGATTTAAGAGAAACAGCCGTGATGTATTAAGATAGCCTGGAGGTGAGATAGTGGCTGCATTACAAAACAAACGACACGAAAAATTTTGTCACGAGTACATCAAGGATATGAATGCGACGCAAGCTGCTATTCGAACTGGGTACTCTGAAAAAACAGCTAAGATGCAGGGTAGTCGCTTGATGACTAATGATGACATCAAAGCAAGGGTCGCTGAATTACGGGAAAACTACTTCAATGAAAACATCATGACGGCTCAGCAGGTCGAGTATGAGTTAACACGAATTGCCCTGGGGCTCTCAAATGAAAAACACGTCGTTATCGAAGGTACGGGCGACGGATACTCCGAAGCTCGCATTATCGATAAACCACCGGACGAGAAGTCGAGACTTAAAGCCCTAGAACTTATGGCCAAACGGCATAGAATACTCAGTGGTGACACAACTATCGATATTAAGCCTGTACTCATCGTAGGTGGTGACGATATTGCAGACTAATAGAGTGTACTTGCCTGATATCGTAGGCAAGGGATACGGTGCTTTTTGGCGGTTTAAAGGCCGTTATAAAGTAGTCAAGGGCAGTCGTGCCAGTAAAAAGTCCTCTACGCAGTCTCTAAAAGTTATTATGGAGATAATGGAGAACCCCTGTATAAATTGGCTGGTCGTTCGTAAGACAGAACGGACTTTGCGTGACAGCTGTTTCGCGCAACTCAAATGGGCTATGCGACAATTAAAGGTGGAGCGGTACTTCAAATGTTCAGTATCTCCACTTGAGATAACGTATATCCCGACCGGACAGAAAATCTTATTTCGCGGTCTCGATGATCCTTTAAAGGTAACGTCCATTACTGTTGAAGTCGGCGCTTTGTGTAGGCTATGGATTGAAGAAGCTTACGAGATTATGAGTGAAGATGCCTTCAACAGACTGGATGAATCTATTCGTGGTCAGTTGACTGACGGTTTGTATCACCAGGTAGTCTTAACTTTTAACCCGTGGTCGGATAGGCACTGGTTAAAGAAGCGCTTTTTTGATGAACCTAGTGACAACGTGCTAGCCATGACTACGAATTACCTGTGTAATGAGTTCCTGAGTGAATCTGACTTAGTGTTATTTGAAGAGATGAAGAAGAACCCTAAGCGGTATCAAGTAGCAGGGCTCGGCAACTGGGGCGTTGTTGAAGGACTGGTTTACGAAAACTGGAAAGAACAAGAATTTAATGTCGATGCAATTAGAGGTCAAACCGGTATCAAGTCCGCGTTTGGCCTTGATTTTGGTTATACAGTAGACCCTACAGCGCTAGTGTGCATGCTTGTTGATATGGTGAATAAGAAAATCTATATATTCGACGAGCTGTACGAAACAGGGCTTACGAATCAACAATTAGCATCCCGCATCATTGCTATGGGTTACGCAAAAGAGAAGATTCGAGCCGATAGTGCTGAGCCTAAATCCATTGAGGAATTGTACCAGGCAGGGCTAAAAGGGATAACCAGGGCACGCAAAGGTAAAGACAGCATATTAAACGGTATTCAGAGGATACAAGACTACGAATTAATCGTTCATCCAAGATGCGTTAACGTGCTGCGTGAATTATCCACGTACCAATGGGCGAAGGATCGCTTTGAGAAATATACAGGGAAACCGGAAGACGAAAACAACCATGCTATGGATGCTATGCGGTATGGTTTGGAAGATATTAATGTAGAAAGGTGGTCGTTTGATTGATATTATCTCAGCTATGGGACCGCATCATAAAAGGTTCAGCGACTATGTCGGAACGCGAGTTCCTTCAAGCACAGCTGCGTAATTTTCTAGGTAGCGAACAGCGTAAAACGATGTGTACCGCTATCGATTACTATGACGGTAAACATGACATTTTGAATAAACAACGCTACGTTGTAGGTGAAGGCAATACACGAATAGCCCTGCAGGGAGTTCCTAATAATCAGATTGTGGATAACCGATTTGATGATTTAGTAGACCAAAAGGTTAACTACTTATTGTCTAAGCCATTGGATATTAATGCAGATGATGACGAGCTTGATAAGATGTTTGGTATTCAGTTCCAGCGTTTATTGAAATCGGTCGGTAAGTTTGCAACGATGGCCGGCAAGGCGTATATTCACCCTTACATAGGCATTGATGGCGCACTTAAGTTTAAGATGATGAAACCGCATCAGGTTTTACCATTTTGGGCAGATGAGGAGCACACACAACTAGATGCGTTCCTTTACTTGTACGATATTGAGTACTACACAGGGTTAGAAACTAAGACTATTCACAAAGTCGAATACTACACACCGAATGGTATTCAGTATTACATATGGGATACGGAACGTTTACTTCCTGATCCGGATAAAGAAAATACTGCTAATTTTGCGATTGCCGATAAACCGTATAACTGGGAACGTATTCCTCTCATTATGTTCCGTGCGAACGAATTCGAGCAACCGCTTATCGTTAAGGTCAAATCCTTACAAGATGCACTTAACCGATTATTATCTAACTTCCAAGATAACATGGAAGAAGATATCCGCAGCACAATTTTGATTTTGCAGAACTATGACGGCGAAAATCTCGCTGAGTTCCGTCAAAATCTTGCATCGTATGGCGCGATTAAGGTTCGCACAGTAGATGGTGTCAATGGTGACGTGAAAGCCTTAAAAATAGAGGTGAATAGCGATAATTACCAATTACTGATTAACATTTTGCGTAAAGCTATTATCGAGAACGGCCGAGGCTTCGATGCTAAGGATGATCGTATGGCCAATAATCCAAATCAGATGAATATTATGTCTATGTACTCTGATATTGATTTAGACGCTAATGAAATGGAGCTAGAGTTCAAATCTAGCTTGCACGATTTGATGTGGTTCGTTAACACGTATCGTGGTTTAACTAATCAAGAGACCGTCGAAGAAGTGGACTTCATATTTAATCGTGACCTACCTATCAATGAAGGCGATACGATTAATAACTGTAAAAACTCCGTGGGTATCATATCCAATGAAACCATCATTGCAAATCATCCGTGGACAACAGATGCAGCGGAAGAACTTGCAAAAGTAAAAAAGGAACAGTCCGAAGTAACAGCAGATTTTGTTGTACCGAACGGCGGTGAGGCAGATGGCGAATGATTACTGGGAGAAACGGTATGAGCGGTTACTAGATGAATCGTTTCAAAAGGCAAGTCTAACCGATGATGAAATCAAATCTAACTACGCCAGGGCGTTACGCAGGATTGAAAAGGCTATCAATGATTGGTATCGTAGGTTCGCAACAGAAAACGGACTTCAATTAGCCGAAGCAAGGAAACTGCTGAATGCCTATGAGATGAAAGCCTTTAAAATGGATTTAGCTGAATTCAAGGCAGAAGCTAAGAAACTAGGCGTATCTGAAGAACATCAACAAATGCTATCAAACGCATCCATTCGTGAGCGGTTAAGCCGTGAACAGATGCTATATATCAATGTGGTTCACGAGCTCGAAATACTGGCTCAAAAGCAGAGTATTTCACTTAACGACTTATTGAAAGATGTGTATCAGTCCTCCGCGTACAAGTCCGCCTATACAGTGCAGACGCAACGCAGAGAATATTCACCTATTAATACGATTGATAGTAAGCGTGTTGATAGCGTGGTTCACAGCCAATGGGCGAGTGATGGTAAGGACTTTAGTAGTAGGATTTGGGGCGATACAAGTAAGCTAGTAGCTAACTTGCAGAATGATTTCACCCAAGCCCTCATTATTGGGCAAGGGGCGGACACGATGGCAGATAATCTGCATAAGCGGATGAAGACATCATACAGTAACGCTAAGCGATTAATCGAAACAGAGACGGCAAGGGTTCACGAGCAAGGTTTTCTTGATAGCGTGAAAGACCTGGACGTCGAGGAGCTGGAAATACTGGCTACATTAGACAGTCACACTTCTTCCATCTGCAGACACATGGATCGTAAACGTGTCAGAGTCGTAGATGCTAAACCAGGCGTAACCGTTCCGCCGTTTCATTGCTATTGTCGGTCAACTACAATTCCATATATCCCTGGACTCGAAGGCACTCGAACAGGTAGAAATCAGAATGATAAAAGTACTGATTTTGACGGGGCGATTACCTACGAGGAATGGGAAAAAGAATATATCAATTAGCAGCGGAAACGCTGCTTTTTTATTGCCATTTTAGTATTGTTGGGCGATAACTAACAAGACCGTAGCCGTGAGGTGTGGCTCACGAAAATAAAGCGAAATGGGTATTTTTTAAGGAGGTCACTATGACTAAGGAAGAATTGTTAGCACTAGGATTAACTGAAGAACAGACTGCTAAGGTCGTTGAGGACTATGGCTGTCCCTTAAACACATCTGACGCTGCCCACCA